TCCCCATGGGACGCCTGCCATCTGCCTTGACCTGCATCATGGCGGTGTATGCGGCATTGAAATTGACATCATTGAGCTCGGCCTTGGACTTGTATGCGAGCTGCCAGAAGCCAAACCCTGCATTGCAGCGATATCTCACGCCATAGCGATACTCGTCCCTTACGAACACGCCCTCGTCATTGGTGGCGGTCATGGACTCCAGCTCTGGCTTGGTGCGTTCTTGGAAGATCAATGGCTTGAGGGCTCTACTACAATCCAACAGATACCATGCCTGCCCTGGCGATGCGCCGCCATTATTATAGTTGGACACCAACGTCGGGGTGCCTGTCCCATCCACATTGGGATAGACAGGGTGATCGACATCGAAATAATTCTGCCCGTCATAACATAGGCTGGTATCCCCTGCTGCAAGCAGGTTATAGACCAACTCATCTGCATGGGCAGCAGCAGCTCGCCCCATCTCGGCAAACAGCGGTGTATAGACACCCACGTTGTCGTCCTCAATGTCTGTGCGCTTCACACCTACTGTGGCTTCAAACAGCTTGTTCTGGACCTGATATGCCTGCGCCGCCATATCCTTGACCACACGGTCTCCCACCCACTCCCTGAGCTTGGGGAACTGGTTGAGCCAGCCGTAGGTGTTGCTCGCGGATGTGGACGGCACACGAGTGGCTATGCGCTCCCAGTCAGTTGGTGTATTGGTGAGTGCGTCCTGGAACGCCTTGCTAAATCCGGTGCGTAGTGATGTAACGAGTGCTGGTGTGATTATGGCCATATCTTACTCCTTAATAATAGTCTGCTTGTGTGCGGCGAAATCCGCTTCGCTCATGCCCAGCAGGGCACATGCGATGCGATCCTCGTCTGTCAGTATGTCCGTTGCGGAGCTACTGTGTGCCGTCGGCTTGGTATCCGATGACACTATCACAGGGGCCTTATCTGTCCACTCCGCAAATCCATTCGGGTCTCGTGTGGCGTATGCCATAGCCCAGTCCTTCAGCGCAGGTGCGAGTTTGCCCGAGCGCATCGCCTCGGTCACAGCAGCCTCGGCCCTCTGGGCTGCGATATCGGCCTGCAAGCGGGCTAACTCATCGGCAACCACCTTATGCTGACTCATGGGCACCCACTGGGTAGGATCAGGCTGTCGGGACTGTGCAGCGGTCTCGGCCTGCTGCAATTTGTCCATTATCTTACGCAGCTCAGCCACCACATCGTCGGATGTGGCTGATAGCGGCAGATTGAGCATGTATCTTAGCTGCTCCAATAGATCATCCATATTGTTGTCTCCTTTGGCGTTAGAGATGGGATTGAGATCGAGATTGGGATAATGGGTCAGGCCTGCACCCTCCAACGAGAGGATGCTGCCTGTCTTGGACACGCGAAATACAGGCGATATATATCGATACTCACGGGATGTGATCAGCTCTGACGCACGAGGAGTCCATGAGACTCGGCCCCATAGTGCGCCATCCCTGACATCCAGCTCTTGTATCCAGCCGGCGGCAGGTACTGGCCCAGCCTTGGCATCGGCACTAAGGGTCTGATGGTCATAGTCGATTGGCAGATCGAGGCCCGCCTTGGCATATGCGGCCAGCACCGCGTCGGCATCTAATCGATATGGGCCTCTGCCATCCCTCCCAGAAAAATCCCCAGCCGGAATGAGCATGACCCATTCCGGCGGGGCGGACGGCTCTTGGCCATCCGGGGGCTGGAGGGGGGTTGAGGAGGCTGTAATGAGTGTGGTGCTTGTGAACATGCTGCCATAGTAACCAGAGCTGCGCCATCAAGATAAGCCGAAACAATTCAGCACAGTCCACATCTGCGAAATCATGTTCGCTCACACATCTCACAATGCCCCTAAAACGAGCGTAAAGGGGTTGCCATTGGTTGCCAATTCGACACCCTATATGATTTATCGTTTTTGGGGCAAAAGCCCTAAAATAGGGCAATAGTTATTAACCCCTACTCGGCCAAGATATACTCGATAATCTGCTGATACACCGCCTGGCGATCCACTTCCCCTATCCATCTGCCGTGTTGGTCTATAGGGAGATATGGTCGGGCTGGGATGGTGACCTTGCGGCCTCTCCCTGCCTGTCCGCCAAACTGATGTATGGCGGCATATCGCATGGGGCTGCCGATGGTGACTGAGCTTGAGTCGGCACGATAATAGATGGTGGTGGATAGTGCCTTGGTCTCTCCGATGAGCGGGCGCTTGTTAGCAGCCATGCGCTGCCCGCGCTTGGATATGCTGCCGTCCTTCTTACGCGTCCCGCCGAACTTGCGCAGGTATGCCTCGATGGTGGCAGGGGTATTGGGCTGCCACTTGGCACCGTCAGGCGCGGTGGAGCTCGCAAACCTCTGCTTGATGCGCTCCACCATCTCCTCGCCGATGCTGCGCATGGCAGGGGTGAGGTCGGATATCCGACCCTGTAGGCGGGCGAGCATATCCCGCAGGTTGTGGTCATCTACTGTGATTGTGAGCATGGTGGCTTGACAACGTAGCTATTAGTGATATCTTGTTTAATTATAACCGTCGCCGTGAGCGAAACCGGGGTGGACAGGACCAGATGCCCGGCGTTAGCGAGGCATTACCCATCCTGGCAAGGGGATGTCTGCTGAAGCGGCGACGGTCATCTCCCATACAGCAGCTCTCCCCTTCGGAAGTCGTCAATGCGCTTATCATTTGCGTTCATCACATTATAAAACAGGCTGCCATCCTTATTTATCCGCAGTATTACGACGATCTGGTGCTTACCGCGAAACAAGCTGATGAGGCGGGGACGGATCGTCCCATCGCTGTAGAGCGTTGACCACACTTCGTATGGGGTGATGAGCGTAGGGAGGATAAAATTGGCGTAGCGCTCGCGGGCATCGTTGTCTTTTTCGACCATATGCGCCAAATAATTGTAATCCACTACAACCCTTGGCAAGGCCGGTACTTCGGTATCAATCCAGCGGCGTGGCTGCGCCGCTGACACTCCCAGCGAGGCTGCCAACTGCTCCAATGCGGCCTCACGACTTGCAGCCTTAGGCAATAGAGCTGGCGCCTCGATGCGTAGCATATCATCGATGTCACGAATACGCTGACGCCCAAAATCGATATAGCTGCGCTGTCCATCTACTGCGCGGATGCACGTAGATAATCGCCCATGCATCGATACTGTTGGACACTCTGGCGTGTAGGCATGTCTGTCCCACACATGCCATGTCCCCCCGGGCATATAGTCCCACCCCTCCGGTATGCCAGGGAGATTGCCCTTGGCGTCCCGCTGATCCCAGCCTGCTGGTGGTGCATCATAATCGGGCTGGCCTCCGACCCTGCCGGCTGCATCCCGTGTCCTCACACCCACCACTCGGCAGCCACAATGCCAACCATTTGGCGGATAATGAGTCTGCCAGAATAGATGATCCGACGGCAGTGTAAGACCATCCCATGCCTTGTGCTGCAATCTTGGGTGTGGTGAGCCTGAGTGGCGATATACCCAGATCGGGAAGTGTTGTAGCTGCGATAGCCTACCAGCTGCATAGCTGGTGCTCATATTGGTATGGTAGATGATACGCGTGCGCCAATTAGTGCCTGCAGTTGACCCCTCACCTGTCCAGCCATGCCAGCCGTGCCGCTGCACGATGTCACGGAAACGCTTGCGGAATGCATCGATCCCCTCACCATCGCTGATAGCCTTATCCACAGCAGCAGCCAAATCAGCCAGCAAGTCTGCCTTGGCTGCTCCCGCCACCATGAAGGCACGGTCATGCGCCTCGCGCATGAGGTCACGCCATGTGGCAGTCGGCACCAGATCACCGAGCTTGTCACGGAAAAACTTTACCTGCTCCTCGAACGGAAGACCAAATACGGCGCTGAGATCAGCATCACTCACTGGCCAGACTCCTGTAACACAGCATAACGTCCAGCCAAGTTGGCTGCTGCAAATCCGATTGCCATGATGTCTGCGAGCTGGTCAGTAGGCAGATCACCATAGGCTGCCAGCAGTGCATCCCGCAGCGCCGGCAGGCTCTCCGACTCATCCACCATGCGCTGTATGGTAGCTAATATGTCTCTCCATACAGGCGCTGTCTCCATGTCCATGCGATCTGTCATGGGTGCAATCGGGTCAGGTGTGAGGATGTCTGGAGATGTCTGATATGTGTCACGTGTCGCATGTAATGTGAGCACGGTCTGCGGTGCAACAGCTCTAATGGGCTGCTCGCCCACCACAGGCTCACCATCTTGCGGATCAGGTATGCCGAACTTACTCCTCACCCATCCCTGAGGTATGGTAACGCCTGCGCCTGCGAGCTTGGCGATCTGATCCGC